TTGCTCGTTATGTATCCTGCTGCGGATCCTGCAGAAGGAGTTATTGTGTTTTTAGTCGAGAACAGCCAGCATGCTAATGAGAAAGTTAGTCGTGCCGACTTGGCCAAAACAGTGTTGAAAGTTATCGGCACTGCTGGGGTCCAGGGTCGCTTGAAGGATGGCGATTTCCCTGTTCGTCTTTATACTGGCAAAGACAAGGATCTTGATAAGCAAATTACCATTGTCAATGCCAATAAATACTATCACACTATCTATAAAGAGATGGTTCGCCCACTTCATGAGGGTGTGCCTGCTGCCAAGGCTCTGGAGTACAAAGAGTTTAGGGATAGGAGTGAGCAAAAGACTACTGCCTCAAAGAAGGAGGAGCGCAAGGAACAGCATCGCCCTCAGCAATCCGATAAAACTTCGGAAAGACATAAGAAGAATGTTGTTGTTGATCGGAATAAGAAGCGTGATGCTAAGCATAAGCATCGAGAGGAGTTTCTCGATGCACATTCCTCTAACTTTGGTACATACATGTGTTCGCTTTGTAATTTTAAAACCACCTCTAAGGCAAGGTTTCAAGATCATGAGGATAAGAAAGCTCACATGTTTATTAAGCGTGATGGTTGCTATTGCTGTAGGGATTGCAACATGTCATTTGATGATTTCTTTGTTGCATGGGCCCACCATTTGAGTTGTGAAATCGTTGCTGAATCAGTTTTGCAGCCGGTGGTGCCACACTCTCGCCCTGTTGACCAGCATGATGCTGCAGAAGCTCAATTGAAGAAGCTTGACGAGTTCAAAAACCTCTTCAAGCTTGAGCAGGCTGCACGTGCTCGTAAGCAGAATCTTTTAGAACAGCAAAGGCTAGCTGAGCGAGAGAAGGGTTCAACTGTCCCAGGTTTTGTTGATGTTGCAGTGACCAGTTCGGAAGTGGCAGCTACCTTGGTTAATGCCCCAGCAGTTGCGCAATTGAAGCAATTGACTGTTGTTTCTGACGAGCTAGTTGATAAGCTTTTGGTTTTTGAACGAAAGTTGAAGAAGGAAGGTTATACTATCCCTCAAACTACAGTTAGGCCTGGACCCAAGGGTCTCGCCTGGACACCAGATTATTATGCTGGTCGGTGGGAAGCTCTAACTCAAGCCTTTATTAAGCCAAAGGATTCTGTGGAGCCCCACGCATCTACAATATTAAAGGCTAACCAGTTTGTCGACTTTATGAATGATAATGGTACCATCTGTAAAGTCGGTTTTGGCGTTGGGTTGGCCGTTGAAGGCCAGAATCATCAAATGATTCTTACCACGAAGCATGGTCGCACCAGCAAAGCTAGAACAATGGTTAACACCAAACTTCAAGAAACTAATTTGGTTCCACATAAGTTTGTTGATGCAAGGAATTGTGATATTGAGGTGTATGCTACCCCTGGCGGTGTAGGCCTTAAGGAAGGCTCACTCATTATACCAGCAATTGGTCAACCTGTAGGTGTATCGTTTATCAGAGCCGGGCAGACTCACATTGTTAATGGAGTCTTGGCTGGTCATAATGATGTTAAGTATTCCACTACGGATGGTGATGAATCGTTTGGTGATATGTATGCTGATCTCCAGATTCACATCCCCAGTATCTCCACTTATCCTGGAGATTCTGGTGCGCCAATTCTTTATGATGGTAAAGTGATCGGGGTATATAGAGGATCAGGGTCGGGTTCGGCTGGCAATCAGCAAAAACTGTTGATTGCTACTTCACTGAGACGACTATTTTTGCGTCCTCAACCCCTCGCCGACTCTACCGAGCAGGCGATGCCGTTAAACCCCTAATAAACTTACCCACTGTTACCTCTGTAAATACTGATATACCTTTTTCCTCCATACCAATTTCCTTACCTATAACTGCTCCTAAACTTAATTATCTCGGTAAAATTAAATGTAATATAAGAGATAAAAAACCAAAACATTCTTCCTCTTTATTTAGTCAGTGGCTTCAATGTAATTACCCAAGTTTACATTCTGATGTTTTACGTAATTACACCTATACATACCCAAC